TTTTCAATAAATAAGATTGTTCAATTTGGTAAAGCGTCAGTTAAAGAATTTGAAGATTCAGAGATTGCAGCGACCAAGTTACAAAACGTATTAAAAAATACTGGCCAACTCTTAGCATTTCCTGACACAATCACTGGCCTTAATAACTTATCTAAATTAAGCGGCGTTGCAGATGATCTTTTAATTCCTGCATTCCAACAATTGTATTTGGCTACTGGCAACGCTAACCAAGCCGTCAAGGATTTAGACCTAGCAATTAACGTTGCACGTGGATCTTCAAATGATCTAGGTACTGTGATTGATGCGTTAAGTAAAGGCTACGCAGGAAATACTAAGGGCTTAGGTAACTTACGCCTTGGTTTAAATAAGGCTTATCTTGCCACCGGCGACATGGCTGGAATTACGGCACAATTAAATAAACAATTTACGGGCGCATCTGCGGCTTACCTTGACACTTATGCTGGCAAGATTCAATTGTTACGTAATGATTTTGAGAATCTAAAACAGACAGTAGGCCAAGGCCTCATCATGGCTGCTCAGGCTGCAACAGGTAATCAAGGCATCGGTGGCGTATCTAAAGCCATGGAAAATCTAGGTTACTTCACAGCGGCAGCGACCATCGCAGTCGGTAACTTAATTAACAAATTAAACACCATGCCTATTGTTGGCAGCCTATTGGATCGAGTTGTTCAAGGTTGGTCATATCTTCTCAACGTAGATGAAGTACGCCAAGAAATAAAAAATGAAGAATTACGTCAAAATACTAAGTTACTTGAACAGGCTTATGCTCAAGCGGAGATTCAGAAAAAAGCCGCTAAAGAGTATCAAGCATTTTTGGCTAAACAAAAGAAATTGGCTGATGCTGCTGCCAAGAAGGAAGCGGATCAAGCCAAGTTGAAGAAGGCCAATACTGTAATGGACTTGGATCGCATTCAGGTTATGGCTGCGTTGCAGGGCAAGATTACCGAAGAAGAAAAAACACGCCTACAATTACAGATGGCTCTACTTACTGATAATGCAGATGAAGCAAAGAGGTTATCTGAGAAGTTAATTGAATCTCAATTGCGTACAACCAATCTTGCATTGGCTATCAGTTCATTGCCTAAAGCATTAAACCCATTCGCTGACTGGCCAAGATACATTCAAGAATTAGCAGCAATGATGGCAGGATTAAAGTTGGCTATCCCAAGCCTTCCAAATCAAACAGGCCCATCTAAGTACGATACGATACAAAGCAATCTAACAACTGAGTTCATTAGCCTTGGAATTGAATCCGGTGCGGCTCAAGGACTTGCAGCATCATCTGCACGCCTTCAGGCTCAAGCCGATGCATACTTTAAGTCTAATCCAAATATTGATCCTATGACTGGCAAAGACATCACAGTTAATGTTCAGATCGGAAATCAACAGATAACTGATTACGTAACCAATACTCAGGTCAATAACTCAGCATCAGGCATCAGCACCAAAGTTAATAGATTGTCACTCATAGACTAATGGCCTTACCTGCTCAATTAAACGTCTCATTAAACTTCTCATCGGGTGCGACCTTCGGCAACCCGTTTACAATCGGAGATCCTGTTGATGGCGTTTTGGGCGTTGGTATTCTTTCAGATAGCACTGCACCTGCCTTGGTTATTGACTTAACCTCAACCACTCGAACAATTAGCATTAAGCGTGGTCGAAACGTATTAAGAGACACCTATGAATCCGGCACTGCAATAATTCGTGTTTATGACGTTGATGGGCGATTCAATCCTCAAAACACAAATAGTGATCTGTATGGCCAACTGACTCCTTTACGTAAGATGCGTATTTCTGCTACATATAACGGCGTGAGTTATTACCTATTCAGCGGATATACGACCACATACTCTTATTCATACGATCAAGCCGAGCAAGTCGGTTATGTGGACATCACTGCATTTGATGGCTTCCGTTTGTTTAACTTAGCAAATGTGACCACCATCACAGGTCAAGCGGCTGGTCAAGATACCGGAACCCGCATCAATAAGGTGTTGGACACAGTATCTTTCCCTAATGGACTCCGTTTGATCGATACCGGCAATTCTTTAGTTCAGGCCGACCCTGCAACCACTCGCACTGCCTTGAATACGATTATCAATGCAGAGTTTAGCGAGCAGGGTGCGTTTTACATGAATGCCGAAGGACAGGCAGTATTTAAGAATCGTGCTAATGTAATTGCATCAGCCGGTGGTACTCCTATCGAGTTCAATCAAACCGGTGGCATTCCATATAAGAATTTACAATTTGCCTTCGATGACAAACTTATTATTAATCAAGCGACTATCACTTCCATTGGGGGCGTTGCGCAATTTGCTGAGGACAGTGGAAGCGTTGCAACTTACTTCCCGCATTCGGTTTCTTATGGCGATCTGATCATTCAATCTGATACAGATGCAATGAACATTGCAAGGCTGTATGTGGCAACTCGATCAGATACCACAATCCGAATTGATGCCATGACTGTTGATCTTTTAGATACAGATGTTCCAACGGACACAATGCTTGGCATTGACTATTTCCGAAACGTCAATATCTCTAACATTCAACCTGATGGATCTACCATCACAAAGAATCTTCAGGTGCAGGGCCTTAACTGGGAAATTACTCCTAACAAATGGCTAGGCACGCTGACCACGCTTGAACCTATCGCTGATGGGTTTATTATCGGGAATGCCACGTATGGCGTACTTGGTGATGATATACTTAGTTACTAAATAAGGAGTAAGAATGGCAACAGGATTTCCAGCAAGCACCGGAGACGTTTTGTCTGCGGCCATGTTCAATGGCTTAACGTCATACACAGTAGGCACTGCTAACACTAGCGATTACACAGCAGTTATTGCTGACGCTTATCAGGTATTAGAGATTATGAATAAGGAAACTGCCATTGCCTATAAGATACCAACAAACGCTTCAGTTGCGTTTCCTATTGGTACTGCCCTAACAATTCTTAACATTGGTGCAGGATTATGCACAATTAGTGCAGTGACTTCAGGAACAACAACAATTTTGTCATCAGCGACAGTTCCAGCAGCGCCGACCTTGGCTCAATATAAAACTGCTGTTGCAATTAAAACTGGAACAGATACTTGGTATGTTGTGGGTGGAATTGCCTAATGATTGGCAATATTACTGCTGGATTATTAAGTGCGGGTGCGCCACCTACGCCCCAAGGTTCTTATGAAAGCATTTCTACTGTATTGGTTGGCTCAGGCGGTGCGTCAAGTGTGTCATTTACTAGCATACCTTCAACCTATAAACATTTACAGATTAGAGCGTTAATCAGAACTAACAGAGCCAGCACAACAGACAATTTTTTAATTGGTTTTAACGCTGCAACTTCAGCATATACAGCCCACTCAATGCGAGGTACTGGTCAAACTAGCGTTTTTTCAAATAACAATGGTGGTTCAACTGGAGTATTTAACTATTACGCTGCTGGAAATTCAGCCGCCGCAAATACGTTCGGTGTTTTTGTAGCAGATATTTTAGATTACACTAGTACATCAAAAAATAAAGTTATTAGAGTTTTTGCAGGTTCAGACAATAATGACAATGGCGGTTTATCATTTAATAGCGGTGCTTGGCGAACCGCTGATCAAGCAATTACCGAAATAAATATTTCAAGTCAAACCGGAGACAACATATTAAATAATAGCCATTTCGCGCTTTATGGGATAAAGGATTAAATCATGGCAGTTACTTATGAACCTTTAGCAACTACGACGCTTGGGAGTTCAACAAACAGCATTGTTGTAATGTCCTCAATTCCTTCAACATACACCGATTTAATTTTAGTTATTGATGGTGAAGGTGCGGGTGGTACTAGTGATATTGTTTTTAGGTATAATGGCGAAACCGCAGCCACCAATTATTCACAAAAATATATTAGGGCTGACGGGTCAAGTTATTTTTCAGGTGCTTATTCTGAATCATATTTAAATTTTGCAAGCACTTGGTCAAGTGGTCGCAGATATAGCCATATTATGCAAATTATGAATTATTCTAATACTTCAACATTTAAGACAACACTTTCAAGAACTAGTTACGCAGGTGGTGATGTCGCCATGGCTGTAACTTTGTGGCGTGCTACGCCTGCTGCGATCAATCAAATAACAATTAAAACGACCCCTAATAATATGGCGGCTGGAACTACTTTTACGCTTTTTGGAGTTAAGGCAGCATAATGGCTACTTACACACTCATTGAAAAAAGTATATTAGGCTCAACTACTGCCTCAGTTACTTTTAGTTCAATTCCTAGCACTTATACAGATTTAAAATGCGTTATTTCTGCAAGAGGTGCTTCCAGTCAAGAAGCAGGCGATCTTATAGTTTCATTTAACGGATCATCTTCAAATTTCACTTTCAGACGTTTATTTACCTTTCAGGCTGATGTTTATACCGATTCGGGCAGTTCATCTAATTTAGGGCAACAACCTTCAAATTCACAACTTGCCAGCACTTTCGGTAATGGTGAGTTCTATGTTCTTAATTACACTTCATCCAATTCTAAATCTATAATTACAGATTCAAGTGTTGAGACAAATACTGCAAGCGCATTCGAGTTCATTGGTGCGGCATTATGGTCAAACTCAGCAGCAATTACTTCTATGACTATCTCAGGTAATGGTGGTTCATGGTTAGCAGATAGTTCATTTTACCTATACGGAATTAAAAACTCATAAAGGAGAGCCATGCCAAACCCAACTAAACTAATCATCAATTGCGAAACTAAAGAGCAGATTGAGGTTGAACTAACTGATGAAGAAGTAGCGCAACTAGAGGCAGACCGAGCAAAGGCAGAAGCAGAGAAGGCCAAGGCTGACGCTGACGCTGCTGCTAAGGCAGAGGCTAAGGCCGAACTTCTTGCACGTCTAGGCATTACTGCCGAAGAAGCGGCATTACTTCTTTCATAATGAAACCATGGTTATCCAAGTCAGCGGAAACCCTGAGAAGTCAGATCAATGCGGCCTTTCCTGATCGGCTCAAGTCCAGTGATGGGTGGATTGCTGATCTTCGTCATCAACAGGCAGGAAAGTCAGACCACATACCTGACAGCAAATCGGGTTGTGTCAGGGCTATCGACATTGACGCTCGCTTATCTGACGAAAAGGGAATTAGTGCATATTTGGCAGATCAGTTACGACAATACGGCAAAAATACAGGCCGTATCGCTTATGTAATACATCTTGGCCAAATAGCATCTCCAATCCTTAATTGGAAATGGAGACGTTACCGCGGATTCTCACCTCATAACCATCATATACATTGTAGTTTTAAATCAAGTGCGGATCATGACAAATCAAAGTTTGTTGGGATTCCGCTATTAGGGAGTACAAATGAAAAGTAAACACATCGCTATGTTAAACTCATACGGCCGTTCAGCGTTCGTATGTTTAGCCACAATCTACGTGACTAATCCTGACATCTCACCATCAGAGTTATGGAAGGCATTTGCAGTAGCCTTCATCGCACCTCTATTGCGTGCATTAAATCCTGATGACAAAGATTTCGGCGTAGGCTCTAAAGAGTAATGAACGCGGCAGACGTAGCCGCGATATGCGCTGCAATTACAACTGTTTTAACAGCCTTCTTAATAGGACTCAGATTCTTAGTTAAGGGTTGGTTAAATGAACTCCGGCCTAATTCCGGATCAAGTATGAAGGATCAAATTACACGCCTTGAACGGCGTGTCGATGAACTCTTTATTTTATTAACTAAAGGATAATTTAAATTATGGCAGCCAAAAAGAAGCCAGCACGCAGACGCCGTTCAGTTGCCCGCAAGGAAACAACTGCAATGGATATGCACGCCATCGCCTTGCATGAGTGGTATCAAGCATTAAGGCGCGCCGGTTTCAGCATCGAAGTGTCATTGGGATTGATGGATAATAAAAACAGTATGCCGGAATGGTTATTACCACAAACAGCCGATACTGACATCACACCATTTCACGATGATGATGAGGATGAGGATTAAATTCTGAAGCGTATCGCCTTTACTCCAGATTTGCAGGCCCCGTACGTAAATGAAACAGCAATAAAATCATTTGGATCATTTCTCAGGAAATGGCAACCCCACCAAAATATTTGTATAGGAGATGAGATTGACCTTCCGTACTTGGGTGGCTTCGCGGATTCAGTCGATGAACTGGCCGGCAATATCGATGATGATCGGAAATATACACTCGAACTCCTCGAGTATCTTGGTGTCACAGATGTCCTTGGATCAAATCATGGCATCCGCTTATACAAATCCATCAAGAAGCGAATCCCTACATTTCTTAACCTGCCCGAACTCCGATATGAAAAATTCATGGGCTACGATCGGGCCGGCATTAAGTTTCACTCACATGGACTTAACTGGGCGCATGGTTGGACTGCAATTCATGGCGACTCAGTACCACTCTCCAACATCGCCGGACAGACAGCCTTAAACGCGGCCCGTAGGCTTGGTTTAAGTGTTGTTTGTGGACACACCCATAGGCTAGGCCTTACAGCCCACTCAGAGGCCCACAATGGCCGTTTAGGGCGTGTTTTGTATGGTGTTGAGGTAGGCAACATGGTTGATCTATCTTCAAGCGGTATGGCCTACACCCGAGGATATGCTAACTGGCAGACTGGATTTGCTGTGGCCTACGTAACAGGCCGTAAAGTTCAGGTCATACCTGTTCCAATGGACAAAGATGGTTCATTTATATTTGAAGGAAAGGTTTATGGGAAAAGAGCCTAACCGCACAATTGATGACCACATCGACGACTTCGATTCGATTGGCATTATGTAACAAAAGCGTTATACGACACGCCATGATCCATCTTGAGATTCCGTCTCTCAGGGTGGATCATTCTCTTATCAGGAAGTAACGGCTTCCGATAGAAAAGGAAAGAAATGAACGTAACGGAGTTAGACTTTGAAAGATTGTTTACAGCCCAAATGGAGTTTTCATCCAACAAGGGTTGGAAAGCCGAGCAGGAGTTTCGGTTTGATGAAGGTATCAATTGGGATTACAAATTTATCTATTGGTTTGATGTTTACTCAGATGCCTTGATTGCATCACAATTCTTAAAGGTAACTGATTTTGGATACCAAATCTCATTTGATGAAGGTACTGAGAATTGGGTCATTGTTACTGATTATGCAGCAGATTGGGTGAAATAATGAGAGCATGGATTGAGTGGTTTAGTTTCAACATGCCTTACTTCTTCCTAATGTTCGTCTCCGGATTCTTTTCATATTGGGCCGGCCGTAAACGCGGGTTTGAGAATGGTAAGATCGCTGGAAGCCGCAGAGTGTGGCAACAGGTGAGACTGGAGAAAATGAATGCACCCAAAAACTAAGGAACTTCTTTCAGAGATTGGAACAACACTAAGTGAGCGATCAAATCATTACGGCAGTGCGCGAACTAATCACGAACGAATCAGCGAATTGTGGACAGGCTATCTTGGAGATTACGTATCGCCAATGCAAGTCTCCATGTGCATGCTCTTGGTTAAGGTCAGCCGAATCACCGAATCTCCAAATCACAAAGATAGTATTAAAGACCTCATCGGTTACGCGGCGATCTACCACACGCTCTTAAGCGAATTGGAAGATGAATATGATATTGCGGAATCAGAATAAGGCTCAGTGGTGCGATTACTGCAAATATCAGTGGGGTGCGGATCATCACAGAGGCCAAAAACCGGCAGTGTGGATGTCCAAATCTCATTCCAAGAAGGCAACAGTCACGTTCCGGTATTACTGTCAGGAGTGCGTGATTTACTTGGAAACATGGGTTGATGGTTCAAAGTGGACTATCGATGAACAGCAAAATTACGCACTAGGGATAGAGGAGTTAAACCTTGGCATTTAATATAAACGATTATGAAACAGTTGAGAGCAGATTGGAGAAGTTCATTGCTGACTTTCCTGATTTTAGGATTGATACTGAGTTATTGGCGCATACTGATAAAAGGTTCATTGTTCGTGCTGCGATCTATCGGACATATCTCGATTCAGTTCCTTTCGCTACCGGCCTTGCTTATGAGGATATTACTGATAGAGGTGTTAATCAAACTTCTGCACTGGAAAACTGTGAAACAAGTTCAATTGGTAGGGCGCTCGCTCAGGCTGGATATGCAGCCAAGGGAAAGCGACCAAGCCAATCAGAGATGGCAAAGGTTGCAACCGGCAATGCTGAACCTATTAAGCCGATGTATGGCAAAGCGGGATCAAAGAGTGCAGCAATTGAAATGGCCTTACGCCAAGATATAAAAGATAACCCTTGGAGTGCGCCCGTACAGAATGAAGATCCAGTTAAATGGACTGTCGATGATGTTGCCAAGGAGTTAAACGCAGAGAAGGTAGATGTCACCTTTGACTGCCGCCATGGCAAAATGTTAAGGAAAGAAGGAACTAATGCACGCGGTGCGTATTATGGTTTTGTTTGTGTTGAGAAGGACAAGGCCCAACAATGCCCATCAAAGTGGGCTAAGGCTACCGCTAACGGCAAATGGTATTTTCCGGATGACAAGGAGTAAACGTGGGATACGTTGAATTTATTAAGCCGGATGGTACTAAAGTTACAGTCGAGAAGGATCAGATCGTTGTTGATGTAATCAACTTTAAGGATTGCTGTGAATTATGCAATGATCCAAGAATGGTGCATGAAGGCGAATTGGTTAAGTGTGTTGGGTGTGGTTGCGTCAATCATATTGATTATGGTTGGAATAATGCCTAACTATGAATTTAAATGTGGAGAATGCGGATCTAGTAGAGAGGTTCACTTCTTCATCGATGAGGACATCTTGAACCCGATTTGTTGTACTAGGGCAATGAGTCGGGTTTGGGGTTCAATACCTGCCATCTTTAAAACAGGTGGGTTTTACAAAACAGATAACAGATGAGCCAACACAGGAAACACAGAGGTTATCGAACTCAGAAGGTAGTCGCTGACTATTTAAAACAGTGGTATCCATACGCAGAATCAACGGGTGCGGGTAGGCAAGGGGCCGATATATTAGGCGTGCCATACGATATTGAGGTTAAAGCGGTAACAAAATTCAGCCCATTGGCTTGGATAAAACAGATTAAAGAGCGTAAATCCGATAAACTTGGCTTCGTGGTATTGCGTTGCAATGGCCAAGGCGAGAAGGCTGAGGATTACATAGTGTTAATTCCGTTAAAAGATATGATTGAGGTGTTAAATGACAGAGCCAGTTAGATGCACAAAGTGCGGGGCATGGAAGATGGAAGGATTGTCCTGCAGTATATGCGTAAAGATCAATGCCCTGAATGCCTAGGCTATAACACTAAAACTATTAAGGATGGTGTCGAATATGTTTCCACCTGTATTGACTGTGATAAAGAATGGGTTGAAGGCTGGGGTTAAAGCGACACGCGCTCTGACCTGCGGTTTTGTAAATGGATTTGACAGTGCTGGTATGCTTACTAGCAAGCGACCGGCTAGAGCAAGCCGGAACGCGGGCGGCGTTAGCCGATGGCCCGCGAGTTCGTGGCTAGTAGCATTAGGGGTAATCCTATGTCTAATTGCCTTAGACAGTCCGGTTAAGATAATTGATACATCAAACGCATTGAGCGTTAAAAGCCACATTACATTTAAGAAATATGCAGAGCATAAAATACAAAGTAACGATCAATGGAAATGTTTAGATGAACTGTACTTTCGTGAGAGTAGATGGCGCACTGATGCAGTGGGTAACCTTAAGGGTACACATCAGGTGTATGGCATACCTCAGTTAAAGAATAAGATCATTAAAGATGCTGATGGCTATACTCAAATAAATTATGGACTTAAATACATACAACATAGGTATGGTGTAGATCACTTAGGATATACTAATGCGTGTAAGGCTCTTAAACATTTAAAGATTAAAGGATGGCATTGACATCTAAGGCATTAGGATCACAGAAATGGAAACAACTTAGACTTAAAGTATTGGCTAGGGATGGGCATCAATGTTGGATATGCCATGGCCAAGCGACTCAAGTGGATCACATTCAATCACGTAAACATGGTGGTGATATGTGGGATCAAGATAATCTAGCCGCAATTTGTGGCGCATGTAACAGGAAGAAGGGCAGTGGCAGTGCTAATAGGGTTTTTTTTAGGCGCGATTCTACCCCCCCTGCTTCTCCGGCCTTTTCTCTCCCTGAGACGGCCACAACAAGGCCTGATGGGCCTTTCCAAAAGCCATGAGTAGCCCTGTGAAGCCCGATCAGACCCCTGAAGGTCAAAAGGTACGAGGGGCGAAGAAAAAACCGCTTATAGGGGCGATAAAGCCTCGATTACACACGCCATTCGTAAAAGGCCCGTCTAGGATCGAAGAAGTAGAGGCATTTCTCAAAACAATTGACCAAGGATTACTCCCATGGCAACAATGCGTGATCGAAGATATGCTGAAAGTTTCCAAGGATAATAAATGGGTCAAAAAAACCAATTTATTGATTGCCCCTAGGCAGAATGGCAAAACGCATGTGGCTAAGGTCATGATCTTGGCTCACTTGTTCATATTTGGTTCAAAGAATGTAATGGGCCTTTCCTCTAATCGAAATATGGCATTAGATGTATTTAGAGCCGTTGCGAATACGATCGAAGATAATGACAGCCTTAAAGCGCAGGTAAGGCGCATCCGTTATGCCAACGGCCAAGAATCAATCACATTATTAAACGGCGCACGTTATGAGATTGTTGCGGCAACTAGAGATGGTTCCCGCGGAAAGTCCGTTGATTTCTTATTTATCGATGAATTACGTGAAATTTCAGATGAGGGATTTAAAGCCGCTGTTCCGACCACTCGCGCCCGTCCTAATTCCATGAGCCTTTATTGCAGTAACGCCGGAGATGCATTCAGTACAGTTTTGAATGACCTAAGAAGCCGTTGTTTAGATTACCCATCTAAAACACTTGGATTTTATGAATACAGCGCACCAATGCAAATTAGACAGAATCTTCATGATCGTAAATTGTGGGCAATGAGTAATCCGGCACTTGGCCACACCATTACTGAAGAAGCCATTGAAGAAGCAATTGCAACTAACTCAATTGAGGCCACACTCACTGAAACATTTTCGGTGTGGATCGATTCTCAAGTATCACCTTGGACTTTCGGCTCAATCGAAGCCTGTTCGAATAGTGAATTACAAATTCCGGTTGGGCCAACCACTGTGTTTGCATTTGATGTCAGTCCGTCTAAACGATCCGGCGCATTGGTTGCCGGTCAGATAATAGATGGAAAGATTGCAGTTGGTTTGATGGAAACTTTTACTTCTGAAGTGGCCATTGATGAACTTAAAATGACAAATTCCATCCATGAATGGTCTATGAAGTATAGGCCGCGGTATATCGCCTACGATAAATATGCGACCGCATCAATTGCGCAAAAACTGGAACAACAAGGCCATAAATTAGTTGATATATCCGGACAAGCGTTTTATCAAGCATGTGGCGAATTATCTGATGCCTTAACAAACATCAGATTAGTTCATCAAGGGCAGCCGGAGTGGGTTCAAAGCATGAACAATTGCGCAATGAAAACAAATGATGCCGGCTGGAGAATCGTAAGAAGAAAATCTTCAGGCGAAGTCAGTTCAGCAATCAGCACTGCAATGGTTGTCCATTTGTTGTCTAAGCCAATATCATTACCTCAAGTTTTTGTCTAGTAGATGTGATATACTTCTCACATGGGATTTTGGCGCGATTTAGTAGCACCGCAATCAAAACCATCAATCACAGCACAAGAAGCACCGCCGGTTGTCACTGATGCGTTTACTGTCTATACACCTTTCACACCATTCCAATCTGTAAGTAGAGCAGAGGCATTAAGCGTTCCTGCTGTTATGCGTTGCCGCAATTTAATTGCAACAACAATTGGAACAATGAAACTTGAAACCTATTCAAAGGCAACAAAAGAAGAATTACCAAATTTGCCTTGGGTTAATCAATTATCTAAGTCAGCACCTAACTCAGTTATTCTGACTGCATTAGTTGATGCGTTACTATTTTACGGCGTTGGCTATCTCGAAGTCGTTGAGACTTATCAGGATGACAACAGACCAGCACGTTTTGATTTTGTAAATAACACACGCGTAACAGTTCAACTAAATAAATTAAATACATTTGTTGAATTTTATTCTGTTGATGGTCGCGAACGCCCAATGTCCGGCGTTGGATCATTAGTTACATTTCAAGCACCTATTGATGGCATTTTAAATGTTGGCGGCCGTATTCTTCGTGCCGCAATTGATTTAGAAAAGGCATCTGCAACTGCTGCGGCATCTCCACAACCATCCGGTGTGTTGAAAAATTCCGGTGCGGATATGAGCGAGCGCGAAGTCCAAGGATTATTGGCTTCATGGCGTAGCGCACGTGCTAAAAACTCAACTGCATTTTTATCATCTGTTTTGGATTACCAACCAATCCAATTTGCACCGAAGGACATGATGTATAACGAGGCGCAACAAAACATGGCAACTCAAATTGCCCGCCTTTGCAATATTCCGGCGTACTACATCAGCGCGGAACAAAATACATCCATGACTTATACAAACATCCAAGATGAACGCCGTCAGTTTGTTGCGCTATCTCTGCAACCTTACGTTTCAGCGGTTGAGGAAAGATTATCAATGGATGATCTTTCAGCCAACACACAATTTATCGCGTTCGACATGGACTCCGGATTTTTACGTGCTAACCCACTTGAGCGTTTAGCAGTAATTGAAAAAATGTTAGCACTGGATTTAATTACAGTGGAACAAGCGAGAGAAATGGAAGATTTAAGCCCTAATGGAAATAATTAACTTCTCAGCAGATTTAGAAGCATCAGAATCGCGCCGCGTAATCGCTGGCAAGATCGTTCCGTTTGAAAATGAAATTGGTCAAACTAGCGTTGGCAATGTAATTTTTGAAAAGGGATCAATCGATATTGCTGATCCAAGCAAGGTAAAACTTTTACTTGAACACGATCCAAAACAACCTATTGGCAGAATGAAGAATGTATCTGAAGATGCATCCGGCATTTATGCTGAGTTTAAGGTGAGCAATACAACAAAGGGAACTGATAGCCTAATTGAAGCATCAGAAAACCTGCGTTCAGGATTGTCAGTGGGTGTTGAAGTTATCAAAGGAAAGAATGTTAATGGCGTATATCGCGTGAGCGCGGCTCGCCTTCTTGAAGTTTCACTGGTACAGGCTGCGGCGTTTAAAAGCGCAGAGGTATTAAGTGTCGCTGCATCAGCCGATGCAGAAGTTACAACCGAAACCAAAACAGAAAATGAGGCAATTGTGGAAAACACAACACCTGAAACTGTTGCGACTGAGGTAACAGAGACCCCTGCGGTTGAAGCCTCTGCACGCCCAACAGTAGCAGCACCAATTTACACAAAGCCACGCCTTGAGTTCACAAAGGAAAAATTCCTTGAGAACACACTTCGTGCGCAATACTTAAACGATGACTCTGCACGTCAATACATTGCAGCAGCGGCAGATACAACTGACAACGCAGGTTTAATTCCTACACGTCAATTGACTGAGGTAATCAACCCACTTTCAAACGCTGATCGCCCATTCATCGATTCTATTTCTTCAGGTGCATTACCTGATGCAGGAATGTCATTTGAAATTCCTAAATTAACACAGGTTCCATCTGTTGCAGTAACAGCAGAAGGTACAGCGCCATCAGAGCAAGATCAAAACGTATCCTTCTTGACTGTTGATGTTAAGAAATACGCTGGACAACAAACTTTCTCAGTTGAATTGTTAGATCGTTCATCACCTGCATTCTTCTCAGAGTTAGTACGTCAAATGGAGTTCGCATACGCTAAGGCAACTGATGCTGCAGTAGGAACTGCAATCATTGCTGGTGCAACTGATGGCGGAAACCGCACAATGTCAGCAGCAAACATTCAAGACTTCATTTCAGATTCAGCAGTTTCAATTTACTCAGGTACATTGGGATTCGCAGAAAACATCGTTGTTTCACCTGAGCAATGGGGCGCATTAATGGGCCTAGTTGATGGTTCAAACCGCGCTGTATTCACTCAAACAATCAATCCTCAGAATGCTTCAGGTAATTTGACACCAACAAATGTTCGCGGAAACATTGGTGGATTAAACCTACGTGTATCACGCGCACTATCAGGAACAGGCGATTCTTCAATCATCGTACTGAACCCATCTTCATACACATGGTATGAATCAAGCAAGTACCGCTTAGAGACCAACCTAATTTCGACTGGACAGATCCAAGTTGCATATTATGGTTATGGCGCAATTGCAACTAAGGTTGCAGCCGGTGCTTATAAGTGGATGGTTGCATAAACTTTCCATCTAGGGAATAGCGTTAAGGGGCGTTGGATGCCTTCGCCCCTTAACTTTTAAGAGAGGATCAACATGGCGGCCACGTTCGTAACAGTAGCGGAACTCCGTTTGAATTTGGGTATTCAATCCCTGTATTCGGATTCACTGGTTGAAGAAGTGTGCCAAAGTGCTGAAAATATAGTTTCATCATATTTGTGGAAGAATCAGAAATACAATTATGCGCACAGTAGTATTGTTGGCGCAGGTACTTTATATTTTAACGAGAATATAACAAATACATTTTACGTAGGTCAATCTGTAACCATTAGCAATAACGGAAGCCGATTTAATGGTACAAAAACAATTACGGCAATAAAAGACAATACAATTACAGTAAATACAAATCACACATCAGTTCAACCAATTCATCCCGTTCAACCTTATGGAACTGTATCCGCTGAATCTTATGTAGATTATGCGACTGTTCCCGAAGTTAGAGAAGCAAGCATGTTAATTGCAACTGATATTTGGCAATCACGTCAGGCCAGTAACGCCGGCGGAATTTCACCTGATTTTTCTCCATCGCCTTATCGTATGGGCAACACTTTAATCGCACGCGTCAGAGGTATGTTACAAAATCACATAAGTCCTAATGGCTTGGTTGGCTGATGACTGTTGCCGTTACAACACTCAGATCAACCCTTGCGAGCGCACTAGAGAGCGCAGGTGAGTGGTCGGTATTTTCCTTTCCGCCGGCCACTCCCATTGCAAATTCAGTAATTGTTCAACCGGATGATCCTTACATTGAACCATCCAACAATGTTTATTCAACTGTTGCACCTAAAGTAAATTTTAAGATCGTAATGATTGTTCCTATGTTCGATAACCAAGGAAACTTACAGGGAATCGAAAACATGGTTGTTGGCGTGTTCAATAAACTGGCAACACAAACAACCTTAAAACTTAGCGTTGGCAATATATCTGCACCAACAGTTTTATCTGCGGTTGCAGGAGAAATGCTCACATCAGAGATGTCCGTCTCGATCATGACAAGTTGGAGTTAAAATGACAATCGATATTCCTTCAGAGGATAAGGCTTGGCTTGAAAAAGTCGGGCAAGTAGCACCATCAACCGAAAAGCCAAAAATCGTAAAGAAAGACGAGGAATAACCAATGGCTGTATTTCTAAATAACAAGGTCGGCGTAAAGGTTAATTCAGTCGATCTATCTGACCATGTGACCGCAATCACACTTAACCGCACATTTGATGAACTTGAGGTAACAGCCATGGGTGACACAGGTCACAAGGCAGTTAAGGGCCTCGAGGCTTCAAACGTTTCCATTTCATTTTTGAATGACACCGCTTCAAGCAAAGTTTTACAAACCCTGCAAGCGGCATGGGGAACCAACGTGACTGTTGTTTTATTGCAAGATAAAGATTCAGCAGTTTCAGCGACTAACCCACTTTACACATTCACAGCGTTAGTAAATAACACTACCGACATTGCCGGATCTGTTGGCGATATTGGCGTGCAGGATGTAACATGGAACGTAAGCGGTGCAGTTGCAATCGCTTCAACAGGTACATTCTAAGGAGTAAAAATTGTTAGCACTTAAGGTCACCAAGGCATCAGGTGAAGAATCAACACATGAAATTTCACCTGCGATCGAGTACGCATTTGAACAACACTTTAAGTCAGGATTCCATAAGAGGTTTAGAGATGTAGAAATGCAATCAGACATCTACTGGCTTGCATGGGAATGCTTGAGAAGAAGTGGCGAAACAGTTAAACCATTTGGGGAACAGTTTCTAGAGACGATACGAACAGTTGAAATCTTGGATGCTGATACCCCAAATGGGTAACGCGGAATGACTTTACTTATTTAATTGCATCACTTGCAGTTGAGACGGGCATTCCGCATTCAGAGTATTTAAATATGGATAGATCAATGTTATTAGCGACATTGGCCTATTTAAAAGATAAAGCAAAGAAGGTGGAAAATGCCCGTAAAGGTAAGCGGTTTAATTGAAACCCGTAAAGCCTTAAGGAAATTTGCACCTGATCTTTATGAGCAGATGAACAAAGAAATTAAAACGGCAATGAAGGTCGTTGTTGGCGATGCTAAGAATATGATTCAGCCAACGATTAACGGCCTTTATGCTTGGCAAGATAACGGCAAGGAAACAACATCTCGAACAAAGGCAAAAACAGCCTTAGCACCTAATCTGCGTGCATTTCCAAAATACGATCCAAAAGTTGTTCGGCAAGGAATCACATATCGTACCGGCGCACAAAAACGGAACTCCGCTGGATTCGTAGGACTTTATTCATTATTAAATAGATCGGCAGCCGGTGCAATCATTGAGACTGCCGGCCGTAAAAACTTTAACGGCGATCCTAAATCACAAAGTAATAACCCTAATGCCGGCGCACATTTTAATCGTGCTATTCAAGGAACTTATGGCGGGTTTTCACAGATCGGCCAACGCCGAGAAGATCGCGGCCGCATCATCTACAAGGCCGTTTACAACGATCAGGGTAAATTACAGGATGCAATTTTTAAGGCTATTAACAAAGCCACTCAAGAATTTAACAGAGGAACAGAGAGGCTGACACTAGTAGCATGACAGTCAAAATTGATATTGTATCCGAGTATAAAGATAAAGGTGCAAAGGCCGCTGAAAAATCAATGGCCAAACTTAGCAAATCTGCCAAGAATCTTGCCGTTGCCTTGGGTGTTGGTTTTTCAATAAATAAGATTGTTCAATTTGGTAAAGCATCAGTTAAAGAATTTGAAGATTCAGAGATTGCAGCGACCAAGTTACAAAACGTATTAAAAAATACTGGCCAACTCTTAGCATTTCCTGACACAATCACTGGCCTTAATAACTTATCTAAATTAAGCGGCGTTGCAGATGATCTTTTAATTCCTGCATTCCAACAACTGTATTTGGCTACTGGCAACGCTAACCAAGCCGTCAAAGATTTAGATTTAGCAATCAACGTTGCACGCGGATCATCAAATGATTTAGGTACTGTGATCGATGCATTAAGTAAAGGTTACGCAGGAAATACTAAAGGCTTGGGCAACTTACGCCTTGGTTTAAATAAAGCATATTTAGCCACCGGAGACATGGTTGGAATTACTGACCAATTAAACAAACAATTCACCGGCGCATCTTCTGCCTACCTTGACACTTACGCTGGCAAGATTCAATTGCTACGCAATGATTTTGAGAATTTAAAACAAACAGTCGGCCAAGGTTTAATCATGGCTGCTCAAGCGGCAACAGGCAATCAGGGCATCGGTGGCGTATCAAAGGCCATGGAGAATTTAGGTTACTTCACAGCCGCGGCAACCATTGCGGTCGGTAACTTAATCAACAAATTAAACAC